CTTGTGGGTATGACCCTGGGCTTGGGCTTCCGGGAACTTCGTCCCAAGGTTTCCAAATACCGGTACTTACATTTACGGGCATAAATATCCCTCCTCCTAAATATTTATAAGGGGGAAGATATATGGCTTACAGAGGGAAATATACTCCCAAAAATCCTCAGAAATATGTCGGGGATCCCACTAAGATCACTTACCGGTCCTTGTGGGAAAGAAGGTTCATGGTATATTGTGACAGCAACGAGTCTATATTAGCCTGGGGATCAGAAGAAGTGGTAATACCTTACAGGTCACCCATAGACAATAAATATCATAGGTATTTTGTTGATTTTATAATAGAATACAAGAATTCTGCCGGTCACAAAAAGATTGACCTAATAGAAATAAAACCCAAGGCACAGTCTGCTCCTCCCAAAAAGAGAGAGAAACCCACCAAGAAATACATCAGAGAAGTTGCTAGATGGGGTGTGAACGAAGCAAAATGGAAGGCTGCTACGGAATGGGCAGAAAATAGGGGATGGGGATTCAAAGTGCTTACGGAAAAGGAACTCTTCAAGAATGGCTGATAGGAATATAATCAATCAGATATTAGAGAGAGCAGAAGATGAAAATTTTAAGGATGACTATGCTCCAATAGCACTTAGGTGGTATAGAAGATATATTTCAACCAGATATAAAAATATCAACAGGCATAATATCAGGAATTCTCCTAATGTCAGACAAGTGGTCAGACCAATCAGGGGGTCTATGTACACATTCAGGTATGTTCCAAAGGGAAGAGATACACTACCTTACTATGACTCTTGGCCACTCATAATCCCTTTTAAGAGGTTTTCTGGTGGGAAGATACACGCATTCAATCTACACTATATGCCCCCCAAGTTGAGACTCAAGACTCTTATCCACCTATCTCCTCTCATATTAAGTTCCGAATTTGCAGAGGATAGACAGACTGGTGGGCAAGAAAATCCGGACTATTTCGACGACAATTTTCTCAATATTAGATGGTTCCACACCGATAGAGGATTTTTAAGGGCATTGAAAAAGTGTACTCGGACCTATCTTAAAAGTCATATAAAAGGCAAACTTATTGAATTCCCGACTCAAACTTGGCCAGTTGTTGTCTTCTTGCCCATTGCCAGATGGAGAAAAGAAAAGAATCCGAGATACATTTGGGAAGATATAGGCTTCTGATATAAATAGTATTAGATAGGGGATCATATGCCAAGAGTAGCAGATTTAGTTTCAAGAATACAAAGATACGGACACCTTCCCGCAAACAACTGGAAGATCAGTTTTGGTAGGATTGGTCCTGATGAGGCTCTACAGGGTATGTACTCCATCGCCGATACCTTGATGCCAGATGGGGAAACTACCAGACAAACCTTCTATAATAGAATGAGTTTGTCTTGTGACTCAGTGAACGTTCCGGGAAGGTCCATTGCATCCATTGTAGATGGGGCAATCGGTGTGGGTGCCGAACAACCCTATGCGAAATTCTATGAGGGCGATTTGACGGTTGGGTTACTCATTGGTAGAGAAGCATATGAAAGAAAAGTCTTTGAAGAATGGATGGATCAAATAGCACATCCTAGATCCGGAAGGTTATCCTATTACAAAAACTATGTCTGCGATGCTGAGTTGACTCTTTTTGATAGGCAAGATATACCAAGATATAAAGTGATATTTGAAGAGGTATACCCCAAGACCGTTTCCCCCATACAGCTCAGTAATGACAATCCGGACCTCATTAAGCAACAGGTAGATTTTGCTTATAGGTTATACAGACCGGTGAATCTTAACACCGGCGGAGAATTCCCTGACGAGTTTTCCACTGAACTATTGGGGCTTCACACTCAGCATGCCCTGTTTAATATACTAAATAACGGTTTAGGGACCATATCAGAAGGTGTTTCTGCTCTTGGTTCCGCCATTGGAAGAGGTGTCGAAGGTCTTTTTGGTCGCTCCGGAAGCGATTCAGAAACCAAAGAAGCCGTTGCTTCCAATGGTAGAGTACTTGATTTGTCTGTTTATATTCCCAGCTTAAGGCAGGATACCCCGTGGTGGAATTCTAATAGCTGGACTGCTTGATTTTTAACTGGAGATTATTATGCCGATACCTAAATTAGCGACCCCCAAATACAGCACCAAACTTCACTCAACTGGGCAAGAGGTAACTTATAGACCCATGCTTGTGAAAGAAGAAAAAATCCTTCACATGGCGACCGAAGCCCAAGATTCCCAATCTATGGTGAAATCTTTAATGGAAGTGGTGGGACAGTGTATAGAAACAGAGGGGATAGACATTTATAATCTGCCTTCTTTTGATGTTGAACACCTAATGATGCTCATTAGATCCAGATCTATTGGAGAAGTTCTGACACCATACAAAGAATGCGACAAATGTGGTACAGAGATGCCCTTAGAAGGAAACATTGATGACATAAAGGTAATTACACCCCCTGATCATAGCAAAGAAGTTAAGGTCACTGATAAAATCGGAATTATTTTCAGATATCCTTCTATTTCGGATATGGACCTAGATTCTGTTAAGAGCGGAAATGTGAACGAGGTCGAAGTGGGTATGGAATTGTGTATGAAGTGTATAGATCAGATCTATGACGAAGATGGGGTCTATAGTGCTAAAGACTATTCTAAGGAAGACTTAGAAGAATTTGTTAACAGTCTGACCACATCTCAATTTCAAGAAGTTATTAAGTTCTTTTCTACGATGCCTTATATCACATTGGATGTGGAAGGGATATGCCCCAAGTGTGGTCATAAAAACGAAATAGTGGTTAGAGGGTTAGAGAATTTTTTTGGATAATGATGAGCCATGACAATTTGCAGGCTTTCATTGCCTCCAATATGAATGTCATGATTCATCACAATGTATCAATCAGTGAAATAGAGAGCATGTTGCCTTGGGAGAGACACATCTTATTGGGTATGATTAAAGACCATGTGGAACAAACCATAAAGAGGAGACAGGGACAAAAACATGGCAGATGATTTTAAAAAACTATCAAAAGACCTAAGAAAACTCAATAAGAGCATAGATCTGCTTGGTGAAGCCTCCAAGAAAGAGATGAAGTCTAGAGGCACAAGACCATCTCAGGTTTCTGGTAACAACACCATATCCAACCCATTAGCAGACGCTAGGGATAATTTCTCAAAGTTTGGCAAACAGGCTGAGCATCTTGCTCGCTTACAAAAGATCCAGACCGCTGCAGTAAGTGGTATGGCACAATATAGTCTCAGAGATCAGAAAAAGAGAGATGAGAGAAACACCTATATGCTCAATAAGATGGGCAGAATGGCTGATCTCCAAGACACTTATTTCCAAACACTCGGCGATCATTTTGTCAACCTAGGTGGTTTGCTTCCCAAACGTGCAGCACTGAAAAGGCAGAGACAGGCTAATGAAGAACAGATCAAACAAGGAAAATTCAGTAAGTTAAGGACTGTTTCTTTGCTTAACATGATGGAAATGATGAAAAGTGACAAGGCTATGGCAAAAGCCAGAATGGACAATGAACTAAAATTCCGAAAAGAACAAAAAGAAAATAGAGAGAAAATATACAGAGAACAAAGAAAAGCGGGTCTAACTGCGGAGAAGGCTTTCGAAATTGCCAAGGAACAAACCAAGGAATCGGAAGAAGATAGACTAGAAAGGATCAGATCAGAAGATAGAAAGAATGCTGGACTTCTAGATGCTATGGGAAGACCTCTATCATTGGATGATAAGACACTTGAAAAACTTGCAGATGATGAGCCTGGTATTCTTGGTCGCATATTCAGTTTCATAAAATCCGGTGCAATTTTCGGTGGTTTAGGTGCAATTATTGGTGATTCAATTGGCAACTGGCTTGGAGATAAGGCAGACAGTATCTTTGGTGAAAATTCTTGGTTAGGTAATTGGTTTAGAGAATGGGGTATGGAAGGGGGATTACTAGCAGGTGTTCTTGGGGCAGGTCTTGCGACATATTTAGCACCTGCAGCATTGAAGGCTGGACTGACATTCTTGACTAGTCCCCTAGGTATGATAGCAGGAGCAGGGTTGCTTGGTGCTGCCGCTGGTACTTGGCTGTATGATAATGTGGTTGGTCCATGGATTGATGATTTTTATGAAAGAAAACAACAAGAGGCAGACAAATTTGATAAAAAAGAAACTATACAATCGACGATAAAAACTGCTGAAGGCAAAGAAGAAAAAGCATTCCATATATCCGAAGAACTGACAGGAAAATATTTAGACATAACAGGTGGTAGCACGATTGTTGGTGAAACAGCCGCCAAGCAGATTGCGGAAAAAGAAGGTATAAAAGGTGATGTTGGTTCCTTTACTCCGGCAGACTTTGAAAAAACCGGAATTAGACAGGCAACATTCACTAGAGAAGCAGAAACAGGTGCAGTAGTATTCGGGAGAGAATCATTTACTCCAGAGAGTGCATTATACGAAACAGAACAAAAGGCTGCAAGAGAGGCTTTGCAGGCAATGGCGGCAAGGGAAGCGGGGACAGGTGGTGAAGCAGAAGCATGGGATATGCTCTTTAAAATAGGAAGGGCATTTAGAGATCTTTCTAATTTATACGATAAGATATCCCAAAGAAGCTTCACAGAAGACCAATATAGTGATGAACTCGATTTGGAAGAACAGGGTCTTCAGAATGAAGCAGAAGGTTATAGAAAATCCATAAAAGGATTTAGAGGTGGTTTACGGAGGGCGGTTAAAAATCTGAGTCCAGATAAGCAGAAAACTATTAGAGAAGCATGGAGCAGAATGATTTCGCATTTTAACCCAATAAGTTATGCGATGGTTGGAAGTAGAGGAGATATAGCGGATTCTTTCTGGGATTATAATAGTAAAAAATATAGAGTCGGAATATATGGTTCCTATTCCAATTTTTATGGTAAAAATGCCGAATCTGCTGGGTATAACAATTGGGCCAATCCGGGACTTTATGATCTTGGATTTAGAGGAATTGAATTAGCAAAAGGGGGTTTGGTAACAAACCCGATAAGTGCAATTATTGGTGAAGCAGGACCAGAAGCCGTAATTCCGCTGGACAAAGCAGCAGGTGTTATCGGTGATGCCCTTTCCAAAGCAGTAGATAGCCCATCAATGCGTGCTTTGGCATCCAGACAAAAGCTAGAGATGGCATCATCTGCTACTGGAAGAAGCACTGGTGCTGCTGCATCAGCAAACACCACTATAGTCACTAACCAGAATAATAGTAGTTTCGTCAATTTAACACCAAGAGCAACTACAGATAGTGGTCCTAGTTGGATAAGAACCGTATCCGATTGATATACAGAAACAGGGAGCACCGAAGCACTCCCTGTTCCCTATAAACGAGATGCTTCCCGTTTATCAATCCTCGGCGGCGAGCTTCTCAAAATATGAAAGTGCATCTTCTGCATCTTCGCTACCGCCACCAGAACCTTCTGGTGCTTCAACACTAGTGGACGATTCACTAGTGGAAGTCTTACTGGATGTCTGATTGCTGAAACCATCGACATCTTCTGCGGTCTTAGCGAAGTCACTGCCACCACCAAGAACTGTGTTAAGACGCTTCTTGAGATCGTCATAACTCTTGAACTGATCAGGTGCGATGAACTGCTGGAGGGGGTATTGCTTCTTCCAGAGAGTCTCTAATTCAGCATCATCTCCGTCCATGAGGGGAGAAGGTGAATCAAATTCACTCTTGTCGTAATTCACAAAACCACCAACCTTACGGATCTTGAGTTTGAAGTTAGCACCATTCCAGAAGTCGAATGGGTTGACTGCTTCTTCATCCTGAAACTCCGGTTGCATCTTTTCCTGAATCTTGTCAAAAATCTTCTTGCCGAACTTGTAAAGGAAGACTTTTCCTTCATTATCCGGGTTCTTGGGGTCGCTAACAACGAGGATGTTTGAGATGTACTGCAACTTCCTCTTTCGGTTGCGGGCAATGTCCTTGTCAGACTCAACACCGCTGTTCCAAAGCTCTCCGTTTGCCTCACATACTGGGCAAGGAAGACCAACCGTGGTGGGGCAATTTTCAATCATCCACCCACCCGGACCCTTAAATCCGTGGTTGAAAACCCGGACGAAAGGAACATCTTCTCCATCGACCGCTGGAAGGAATCGAATAACGGCAAACCCGTTATCAGCCTTATCCCTCTCCGGCTTCCAGAACCGATCATCCTTATAGGAATCCTTGGTCTTCCCATTACTGATTTTGTTCAACTCTTCTAATAGCGAGGAGTTGATTCCGCTGTTCTTCTTCATGTCGTTAAATCCCATCGTTTCGTATCTCCTTTTTGTATCGTATGATCCGATGTGTTGTACACATTATAACATGGCTGAAAGTATTTTGTCAATTGTATCTTATTTCAAAGGTAGGCTGGATGATTGCGGGAGGAGATTTATATCTTGACCCTCTTTTTTGATCTTCTCGATAATAGGCTTAGACAACATCCTTGCACCCACAAATGGCTCTACCCGGATTTCGTCACAGACGTGAAGTACAGCATCTATGTAGCTGTCGTACACGTCATCTATAATCAGCCTTTCTACTTCCTTGCAAAATTTAGCCGAATCGTCTATCAATGTTTTCTCCTTTATCCAGAGTATATATACTATGGAGATTAACAATGTCAAGGGAGTTTTAAATGCCAACCGATGATCATATTGTCCTGAATCCCGGCACTGGTGGGGCAACACTAGCAACGGACTACATCTCAAGCAGTAATATTCATTACCAACTGGTTCAACCAGTGTATGGTGCTGAAAATAGTTCTAAGACCCTTATTACTAAAACTGCTGCGGGTGCACTCCCTACTACCATATTAATGCCTGCAAATTTCCACGTTCCTGTGGCAGGTTCTACCAACGGTGCTAACCCGGTGACAGTTTCCATAACCGGCGGTGTTACTTTAAGTGTCGGTAATATTACAGTGGTTGGAGGTACTCTGAGTAGAATTTCTGATGGGGTTACTGCCGATATCAGAAGTACAAACGGAGTCACTTTCAGTGTGGTGGGTCAAGACGGTGCAGATTCTGCTCTCAGAGTAGAGGCTACATTTGGTCAGGTGCATGTTGGTGGTACTGTTGGTATTAATACCATTGTGATACCCGGAGGTGGTGGTATAACCAGTGGTCAAACCTCTGTGGGAACAACCCCCATGGTTCTACCCGGTAGGATCTTCGAAACAGGATTTAAGGTTAAAAATTACGGAACTAATACTATTTTCGTTGGGGGAACTATGTCTACGTCAATGACTCTTAACGGATATCCTTTGGCACAATATGATGAGTTGTTCATTGAAGCAACAGGATCAAATGGAATATATTGTACCACAATGTCCGGGAGTTCTGATGTTAGAATAATCGGAACATGAAATCTAGACATAGATTAACTAGAAGAATAGAACACGAAGGTGGTGGTCGTCCGGTAGTAAGTAAAGAATACACTATCGACAGCGATACATATATCCTCGCCAATAGACCCACCAAGAACTACCATACGGAAATTTTTCTCCTTTTGGGTTCGGGTGGAGATCATACTGGTGGTGCAAGACCCATACTAAAAGCAAACATATACGACCCAAACAAATGGGGGATTCAATCAGGAGATACCGTATTAGGTGCTTCCCTAAAGCTGGTAGCAGATAGCGTGGGTGGAAGTGCAGATCCGGGATCTGATCCGGAAATAACCCCCGGAACAAGTCAGGGAATCGACCCACAATTTCCGGACTCAATTGATTATCCCGGTGATCCGGAAGACCCGGATACCGGTAATGCTGGTGGTGCTGTTGATTACGACGATGATGACCATAATGGTGATGTGTTAGTCAGACCAGATGAACCCTTGAGTGTAAAACTTACTACCAATAGCGAGCACTATTGGACGGGTACTGATGCTGATGCTGATACTAGGAGCATGGTTTTTGGTGAAGTGGCAAAGGCAGACTATCCAGCAGGAATATATCCACACAGACCGGGACATATCCCCACAGTGGAAAGCACCACATGGAATACTTATGTTGGCGGTTTGCATAGCTGGGAAATTGCGGGTGGGTCTGGTTTGACTTTGGACATCAATAGAGGAATATCAAATGATGAAGGCAGATTCACCCTAAGGCATAATGTAGATGTCAATCCCAATTACGAACTAGATGTAACTGAAATAGTTAAATATGCTTTATCAAATAGCGTGGATTTTAGCGTAGAGTTGTTCCGAGCATTGGATGAAACTGGGGACAACAATGAGAACTTAACCAAGTTCGTGGGGTCTTTACACCCCGATACTGGTCTAAGACCGACTCTTAAAATAACTTACTTAGATAGAACCAGATGATTGAATCACTGATTGGATTCTAGATTATATCTATCAATCTTGGACTTCAAGACCGGGACCAAATCCCTGCTGTCTTTGGTGAATAATTTTTTCTTACCATCTACCGATACCATCATAATAGCTATCTTTGGAACGGGAATCCCCGTTCTTTCTTGCCACATTATGGCATATGCCGTCGCTTGACACCAGTATTCAGTCAGATATTTTTCTTGTTTTATTTTCGAACTGGTCTTGAAGTCTACAATACAATATTCACCATCCATGATCCCCACACAGTCAACTCTTCCTGCTAATTTCAACAGATCGCTGTATAGGGGTGCTTCCACTGCCACCACTTCATCCAGACTATCCACCATAGAAACCAAGTTAGAAAACATAGAATTTACAACAGGATCTTCCTGAGCGGGAACCATCCCCACTTCAATGTAGTCTTCTATCAATTTATGTACTTTTGTTCCTCGACTAAGGATAGCCTCGGATTTGCCGGGATTGTTTCTTCTCCATTCAGCGAAGAATTCTCTTTTGTCCCAGTTAACTACCGTAGTGACACTTGGATAATTGTTTCCGTCAGGCGTTACATAATACCTAGAACTGTTAGAAGTAACACATTCCAGATCCGGTAGTTCAATTTTATTATTCACTGTCTTCATACCAATTATGTATTAAATTACTAGGGAAGAATCAATCCCTTGTGACCTTAAGAATCTTATCAATTTGTGACTTGACCTTTTCTGACCTGTCTGGCCAGTACAAATATTCTTGGTCTGCATTTCTTGTTAAATTAATCAACAGAGGAAGAACTAATTTTTCTACTTCCGCGATTTTTTCTTTATATTGATTATCTAGTGCTTCTTTTCTTTCTTCTACTTCGTCTATAACTGCTCTGATATTACCGGATTGATTTTCGATGGCTGCCGCTAGTTCATTGGTTTCCATTGAAACCACTTGGTCAACTTTTTCCTCTATTCGTTGTAAATCTAGTCTCAGGTCCATCGACTGGTCCTCTCCTGTATTTCCTAGTTTAAGGAGGATCGCGTCTATTTTTGACTCGACCTGAGAAATAGAAGATGCTACGGATGAAGAAACCTCACCAGCAACTTCTCTCGATATGTCTTCCTCGACTTGGTGCTGTCTGTTGAATTCATCAGCATCGACAGTGGTGAAACCAAAGTCCTGAGACATGTACTCTTGAGGTATTTCGTGATTAAACTGACCCATTTTTTTCTCCCGAATTATTTATTTCAGGAAACGTTCAGGAGTTCGAACCCGCCATCCTTAGAACTCCACCAGTTGAACTGAATAGCTATATTGCCAAGAGAATTCGTCTTACTTAACTCTATCTGCATTTTACTTATTACTTCTTCAAAGTCCATCCTGCTTCTCTTTATTCTCTTTAACTGGTATTCATCCATCCCTTGTCTTTCTTCGATTCGCCTAATTTGTTCTTCTTCTGGTATGTCTAATAAGTGAAGATGGAGCTGTACCTCCCCCACAGTAGCAGGGAGGTTCCTCAATATGCTCATTCCAGTGGTCACTTGACTACCGTTCCTAGGAAACCCGTCTGAAATCAAGGGAACTCCAAGGCTGTCTGATAATAAGCATAGTTTTTCGTAAGTACAATAGACCAGCGGGTTAGCAGACTCCCACGCATTGGTGTTGTGTTGAGAGTCTGCTATACCCGACTGACCTAACATCTTGCGTAGCAGGGATCCTACTGAAAAAGAAATATGTCTAGAATCGCTAAACTTTTGGTCAATAAAAGTTGATTTACCTGACCCTGCCTGCCCCAAGACGCTGTGCTGAATCATAGTACATTTTCCGGTTGACCTTCCCAAAGAAAATACTGTTCTGCCTCGGCACATGGCTTATGGAGATCTTCCATGTCTTCCAATTCTGCTCCGGTTCCCAGAAGTCGAAGAGTGCAACCATAGTCACTAAGAATGGACCCAACTTGGTCGACCATTGATTCTCTTTGCTCTCCTTCGGGGTAGTAATTTACGAAATTAAGGAAGGCATAGTCTGGTTGGACATATTCGCAGAATTTGCGTGTTTGCTTTTCTGAGAAGGTAAAGACTCTTCGAACTCGCTTGGTAACGGTGGTTCTTTCCTCTACCTCGTAACCACAGAGGTCAGAAACTTCTTCCCATGTCATTTCGGTCTGATCGTCATAGAAGGGACCACTGGTGTTCTTGGTGGAACCAACACGGATGGGAAGGGTGCGGAAGGAGGCAATGATCGAACCAACACTCTTCAAAGGAACACCACAATTATCAACCATGATCCCAACAAGACAATCACGCGATGTAGTATGCGGATAAGAATGTCCACAATTGAGGCTGAGATCAAAGCCCTGCGAACCTTCTGCGAGTGCTGCGTGTCCATTTTTGAGTCCTTCTCTCAGGATCTTATGGGTATCTCCGACCAGATGCTTGATTTCTTCGCAGTCCTTTGCGAGGTTTGCCTCACCCCTTCTCCAGATCTTCTTGGTCATAGCGGAGCAACCGCCCTGCCCAGTGGAAGCAATACCGTCCACCAGTCCCGTTTCTTCCGTTATATCTTCCGTTGTCACGATCGTGGCTAAAGGATGAATTACGACCTCTGGGTATCTCCCCGTTTCATTCTTCACCATTTCCATTTCGTATTCTAGAAGGTCAACCCGAATTGCTGCGTGTGGACCCAAGAGGGAAACTACCCCCTCAAATACCGCTCCGACAGGAAGGACTTTAAAAATAAAGTCTTTTCCGTCTTTCGTATAGGTGTGACCCGCGTTGGGCATATTATTGCTTACCGCGTATTTGAGGCTCTGGTGTCGGTCAAACAGATATCCGGCAAGTTTTCCCTTGCCGGTGCTGCCCCATTGTGCATCGATTAAGAAATTAACCTTGCCATCTTCAATCAGTGTCATCCATAATCTCCTTTTTCATGGTGTAGGGTTATTGGTATTTATCAGTCTAGGTGCTTGTCTTTCAATTTTTGAGCATGGGCTGAGCCTTTGACTCCCGGAGATTCCACTATTTTAGAAATCATCTCTTGGAATCCACCTTCTCTGTGCTTTCTTACGCCGTGATGACCGAATTCAATTCCGCATGCTGGGGCAACACTGAGATGGCGATAAACACTCCCTCTCTTAGCATTGCACTTGGGACATTTTTTGTTTGTGGGGACGAGGCAGTCTTTAACTTTTCTTACTTCTTCCCAGACTTCTTTGCACTCAGTACACGCATATTCATAAATTGGCATTTTAACTCAACTCCCTGATTTCTTTCACAAATTCTGTGGGGATCTTGCTCATGCTTGAGCATTCTTCCGGTCCTATAGTGCTGATCAATGAGATGTGTTTGCTTCCCCTATAGAGGACATACCCAACTGATCTCATCTCTTTGGGTTCAGCCTTGGCAGTTTCTTTCATTTCTTCGATACAGTTCCAACCCACATCCCCGTGTTCTTCGGCATCAACCCACACCACTTCAACCAGTGGGAATGATTCCAATGCGTTTTTTTTCTTTCCGGGAGTAATTTTTTTGGGTGTCACTTTTCGTTCCATACTGTATTTATATAAAGTGAGGGAGGAGAGGTATTTCACTCTCCTCCCTCTATGGTCCCCGGCAGGATTCTACCATACCTGCAACTTTCGGATTACGCGTGGTGTAGTCCTACTTGCACTGAAATTAAACCAGTCACGGTTCTGGAATTTGGCACTTGCCCGTCTTCCACCCCACCACAGGGAATTTCATACCTTAGTCCGCATAACAAAAACTTGTTCGGTCACGGGGTTTGCGGGGGGATCAACCCCACAGAGTTCTTTTATTCAATTGTAAATGGGATCGGGAGGGTTTCCCCTCCGTCACCCGTTCATCACGAAGAGGACCGATCAGGAAGCGGTCGTCATACGCTTGGCAGTGCTGCTCGCACTAGGCACGAACCGCTTACCATTGCGGTCGAACTGATACGTACGGCTGCCGGGATGAGTGTCAACCATCTGATAGAAAGTCGCACGGGGACCACGACCAGTGTTGGTTGTAGTAACGATTTCCCAGTTGCCGTACTTCTCGACAAGGTTGGAAACGATCGCCATGACACGCTTCGGGTGCTTGATCCCGAACTGTGAGCGGATCTGCGATTCGCTGATCGCGTTTCCAGTGTTGTAGAGGTAGTTGATGAGCTGACGGGTCTTCGTAACAGGTGACATAGGCATGATTCATGCACTCCATTTATTCCGGACTCACTTCAAATCAGTCGCAGGTCTGTCCGGCAGGACCGTTGACTTCGGGGTCTTTTCCCCACTTGTGTAACACATTATACCATGGCTGGATATATTTCGTCAATTATTTGCTTAGGCTGGAATGGTCCCAATTTAGGCTGCTAATTGCAGCCTTTGCCGATCGACGATTCTTTTTGGTGCAAAAATTACCTCCCCAAGTCTTAGCCTTGGGTCTAACATAAGAGCCATCTTCTTCAAGACGACGGCTGAAATTAGCATTTTTCCTGTTTTTGTACAAACGGTTTGCCATAATAAAAAATCCTTATCACTCGGGTTTTGCTCCAATGAGCCTAGCCCCAATATTGTTTAACCATTTTTTCCTTGCGTCGCATCCACAGCCGTATTTTCCTCTTCTTTCACGAAAGAAGGCAAAGATTTTCTTCCCTTGGTTTAAAGTGAAAACCTTTATTAAAAATTCTATCCAATCCCCAATACGAAGCCAGTTGTGCTTTTTGAAATCTGACAAAAGAAAATCCCTTTAAAGATCAGCCCTTGCCCCCACCAGATTGTGTCTGGATTACAATATCAGAAGCAGTACCACCGAACTTATATTCTGATGTCACATAGGCGCCTTCGCCGAATTCCATTGTTGCACTCCTGTTTAGTACTAAGAAGCCTTCTTGCGTTGCACCACATTCTACACCAATTCTGAATCCTTGGAAGGAAACATCATGGGGGTGCTGACCTCTTACCACAGCATTGGCATTAATGGTTCCGTCAACTATTGCAATCTTATCAAAGCTGGAAATTTCAAATGCGTCCAACTCAAATCCACCACTATCGATGTAGTACTGCTCAATAGTTGCTCCACAGCACAAGTTAATAAGGCAGGCTGCCGTACTTCCGTCATTGTAGGAGTTTGGTCCCCAACCTTGGTTAATTTGCCTTATAAAGGATCTTCCCAGTCCAGTACTGCTATTATCAGGTGATCTCAAGTTAGCGACATTTGTTCCTGCAAGGGATCCGGCTGGTCTATAAGGTTTGAAATTAAGCGTATCAATATTACATCTAAGATTGATATCTTGAAGGTGCTCTTGGGCTAGTAAGTTCACATAATAGATTGATGTGTGATCTCCACCAGAAACACCCCTCACATCGTCCAATGAAATAAACGGTGCTTTTGTGCCTTGAGAGATGAAAGAATTGGTGATGGTACTATCTTGAATCATCACATATCCCTGATATGGCATCAGATCATCTCCCTGATCCACAGTATAGTTGCCAACAGTGCAACCTCTTAACTGCACTACCCCAGTACCGGTATGATCAAAGTTTTCAACGTCGCTGAATCTTAAATCAATGGCAGTATTGCCGGAAAGACGCATGTTTAAGTTGCTGCATTTAACTTTCAATCTACCAATGCCATCAGCAGAGAAACCTCCATATGTCCCCGGAGTCCCGTTTGCTACACCAGAAGTTGGTCCATCATAGCCGACGTATGTGAATGGATAAGAACTCTCAATATTCATGAGGACTCTGCCACCAGATGCGCCTGACCCCGCTTCTCCTGTTGCTCCGAACCAGACATCACCACTGATTCCTCCATATTCTAGGGGAACGAGTGGACCATCGGTGACTAGACCAACATGAGTATTGTTTGAATAGCCTTTAAGGGTAACAATGTCATTTCCTCTTGGGAATCTCTCTGCGACTCTATAATAGAAGCCTTCTGTCCCCGGATCACCTTGGGTGCTACCGGCGAAGGTGAAACCACTGCTAAAGCCTTGTACCATCTCATACCAGTTCTCAGCATGATTCCAATAGCCGCCGGTTTTACCCGAACCAGTCGCGCCCCCATCCGCGTGGGTGGACCCTTTCCAAAGAAAATTTACTGGATCGATTGACATATTTTGTATTCCCTTAGGTAGTGAACTCTAATTCCTACTATTTATAAGCAAGGATTGATTCAGACCAATGCCCTCACTTGGATTCGAACCAAGGACAACCGCATTAAAAGTGCGATGCTCTACCAACTGAGCTATGAGGGCTTTAATATCCCTCAGTCTTTGTATTTGTCTTCTATGGACATTGGTAAGAGTTTACGGAACCTAGTCATCACAGCCGATAGATTTTCGTGCGACACTTCATCAAGAAGGAACCTCTCATAAGTTTTAACCACTGCTTCACCCATATCAACCAAATCAAGTAACCATTGTGTCTTGTCTTCTGGTTCTTTCCAATCTCTTTTATCATGCTTCCTTGGCATGGCAGGAACTCCCTAAGAACTATCCCTACCTTTATTTATAAGATCACCATTCAAGAAGCAACTTCTGGACCTCTTCTGCCATATACCATTCAGAAGCGCCATCTCCGTATTGAATTCTCACCTTCCTGGCTTCTCCAGAAGATTCCTTGATTACTTCTGTCACTGTTCCCATTTTCAAATCCCCAGTGACAGTCACTTTATCTCCAACGTTTAAAACATGTGTCATACTCTTGGTACTCCTGTCAGTTGTTCAAAGGACACGATTTTGTCAAGAGGAATCATCTTCCACCCCGCATCTCTCATGCTCCAAACAATTAAATCGTTTTCGCTGAATTCCAAATCAACCCAGTCCTTTTCTTTGGACTTGTCCATATGGAATTTTCTGAGAGTACAAGAGATGTCCTCTTTGTCTCCATCGATATTTATGTAATGAACCTCGCAGATACCGGATAGAAGAGCCTTAGACAGTTCTCCACGAGTGAAATCAGAAGCAGTAATCATAGTCAAGATAGTACCCTCGATTCAATGTATTCACAGTAATTGCAGGATTTACCAAAAGAATCCTGAAATTGTGAGCAGTCTTCAATGCATCCACCACCACAAGTGTAATGGATATCAGCGCCATGCAGTTCTGCTGCAGCATTGCAAGCAGTGATTCTAGATTTTGCCTGACCCGTTGCTTGAACATGAAGGTCAAATTCAGAATCCATGAAATCCTCCCTTGAACCGATCATTTCAAGGTATTTCCCTTCACAGAAAGCAGTTCTAGTTTTGTTGTCCGGGAAGGTGTAAACTACCCGGTAGTTTGGTATAACAGTATCAAGAAGCATCGGTGTCACTCCAAGTTAAATCGTCGCTAAAGTCGTAATAGTCATCACGGAAAATGTGATTATACTCCGAAACATACCTGTTCATGAAGTCAATCTCATCGTTAGTGTAGTACTCCTTGCTGAATGCCATTAAAGTCTGAACAACATGAAATCCCTGTAAGAGAGGATCGGGATTCCTGCTAGTAAAATAAATGTTCCAGTATCCGACGAGAATTCGAAGTCCGTCACTGATAATTGTTGTTTGAACCATTTCAAACCTCCCAAGCTGCCGCCACGAGAGCGACGTTTGCCAAAGCATATGAACTCCACACCGCTGCCCATGCATATTCTTCCTTAAAGAAATATCCCAAACCGGCAATAGCATAAAGAACGGCACTGATCATGGGCATACTTTTCACTAAAAAATCCATCATTTTTTATGCCTCCAATGCATAGTTTTTGATCCCGCATTTTTCCTTCATGAAATAATCATTTCGATTTTCAATATATTTGTCATATGACTTAGAGACTACGCTCTTGAAACTAGGGTCATGACATGGGTTGACCATTCTTGGAGGAGTAGAATCATCTGGTACGAAACCTTGTGAAGGATGAATCAAAGAATTCCAAAGATGCCGTGCCTCATCTAATTTCATTATCTTCCTACGACTGACGTATTTAAATGGAACGGCACTGGTATTTTTCACATTTACCCAAAACACGGCAATTCCACTGGCACATTCTGCAAAAAGGACTCGATTATAATCCGCCCTAGGATTACGAAGACCCCAAAATTCTCTGTCTGGTTTTTCCCACCAGTAGTCTTCATCTGCATTCCAAGGTTTATTGGTGTTTGGATTCAAATTACATTTTCCTTCCACATTTTATCTGTCAGTTTATATTGCAACTGATTTGCCTCTAGTTCGCCTTCTCCCTGATATTCACCTGTCACCCATTGTTTAACATGAACCATTTCATGCACTACGGTAGCAACGAAGTCTCTCAGAGACTGTCTTGGGTTTATGTTGATGACATAACATGCCTCGTTCTTATCGTCCTCTTCACAATCCCCCCACCAATCTTCAATTTGAAGTCCACTAATGTCAATCGTTACTCGTTCTACCATTTCTTGTATGCAGAAATGATTAATGCACCATTCTATCACTTTATGTGTGACGGAATTAAGAAGGTCTTGATCGGGCTCGTGAAGGATCGATATTTTAGTCACTTGCCATAGTTCTCCATCCAGTTTACCAAAAAACGCTGTGCATCGTATTTGGTGATTCCGAATTGCTTTTGAATGTAAGGGGTAGCACCAAACATATTGGTTGAACCAGACTCCCGAAGCTGATCTAAGAACAGATTCACTTGATCTTGTGTTGGTGATTTAATTGTTTTCATGGGGTCAGACATTCATATTTTCCATTTTTTTCGCTCCACCAGTTTTTACCAGAGCATTCCAAAGTACCCGTGCTTGTTCCTTGGTCATCCAATTGGTGACTCGTGTTGGCGGTACTGATGAGTTCTCTGTTACAAGACTAGAACTGCCCCGGACAATAACACGAACGGTGTCCACAATACAAGCAATGTCGCGAATCTCAGAGATGAAATCCTCGTCTTCTTCGAAAGAAGGGAAGAACTTAAAATGTACCGAACCATGGTCGCTCTTAAGAACATGATGTTCACTTTGGCGAGCGGTGGACATCTCTTTGAAGAGTTGATGACATAGTTCCGGATTTAAATCACCGTGACCCTCACCAGAAATCATCTTGTTGAGGTTCAACCAATCAAACACGCTCAGACCATTACCACCTCTGCCGGAATCACTAGTACGCATGGCATCATCGTCGTCCTGATGAAAGATGTTGACATAAGCAGGGGTTTCATCACTCAGTATGTGTGGGAGCATATGCTTTGGCATCCACCAGTAGCCGTTTTTACCACCAGAAGGATCGGGATGCCATCGACCACCGATATGTTTAATCCAGTTTTTCTCATTGAAATGGACATTAAGACGAAGACCCTCATACAAACATACACCTGAGAAGGGAGTGTAATCGTCGCGCCACTTTTTGAGTTCAATCTTTTTCATCAGTATCCTTTGTTTTTAACCGTTTTTAAATGGTTCTGGTGATCGCTAAATCACCAGAACATGGGGGGGG